ATGCCTTGGCATCGGCCAAGGACAGCAAATCGAGCGCTGGGGCATCCTGTGTCACACGAACCTTCATCATGAGTGCAAGATAAGCCGGCTCGGCCGGGCCTCTGGAACCGAGACTTACCGGAGGGCCGATTCATTTTTCCGAATATTTTTTTCGGTTTTTGCTTGTCGATTCAGTTTTCCGTGCAATCTTTGTCAGGTCAACAACGCACAACAACACAACAACACAACAACACATCATCATGACTACCTACCGCCTCACCACTCGCACTTCCTGCGGAAAGCACAACGAAACGACCATCCGCACCGCGACGATTAAAGACGCTTGCAACAAAGCCCGCACCGAGTGCGAGGCACTCATCAAGCAACACGAGTGTAAGAAGGCTGTCTACTGCCTCGTTCGCAATCGCGACAAGTTCTACATCTGCTCAGACATCGTTGATGCGAAGCAGGGCTGACTCACAAGAACGACAACAACAACCCAACAACAACACAACGACATGAACAAGACAACACACACCGAAGTCATCCAAAACGGCGTTCGCCTGCGGCTGAACATTGGCGGAGATTTCGTCGCCTTCAGTGCCTACTTCCCCGAGGAGGCTGGTGAGCCTGCCTGGGCGGGCTGCTGCGACCTCATTATTCCGCAGGCTGCGCACCTCGAGCAGGCTATGCAATGGTACGCCGAGCGCAACAGCATCGACCACCTTGCCTACCTGGTGTGCAACATCCAGCATAATGCGGTTAAGACCGGGTCAGCCAAGACCGAGCAACTGAACTTGATGCTCCACTGCTGCACTATCCTGCGCGACTTCTTGACCAGCGACACCTACCGCTTCAACCTCGAAACCGCAGCAGCATGAACAGCAACGACCACAACCTGCCAGAACGCCTACAGGGCCTGATGGAGAACGAATGGGTACTGACGACCGAAGAGTTGTCTGACCTTCAGCGGCGCAGCTTCGACCTCGGGGTCAAGTACATGACAGAGGCGATGCGCCTGCTGTACACTGAAAGCAAAGTACAGAACGTGCTGGGCGCAATGGACCACGAGGGTCGCGCGCTAAACGAGATGTTGGCCGGGGTGCTGTTGTTGACCCCGAAGGGCAGGTCGCTCCTGCCCATGCCACACGCGGAGTAGGCAGATTTAGTCCCTCCTACCCGTAGAGGGGGCGTAGCAACGGCTGCGTCCCCTTTTTTTTGTGCAAGAAGAAGGGCGGCCCCGTTGGACCGCCCCTCCCTAAGCATGAACCAAATCTGCTCTCCCTATCAGGAGCCTGCTTTCACGTCGTCGCAGATGCAGAGTGCGCCGGGTTGGCGGACAGCCACATCGAAGAAGCGGGTAGCGTGGAGGCGAATCTGCCCGGTCTCGGCCTTCGTGAAGGGGTCCACGAGGATGTCCAGACCACCGAAGTAAGCCAGGATGGCACCCTGTGAGAAGTTGCCGAAGATGGCCTGACCGATGGCCGTGCCCGTGCCCTCTGCGAGGTGCGGGGTGGCGTAGGCGCGGTAGCCGTTGAACACCTGGGCGGAACCATCGAACAATGCGGTAACGCCGCTGACCAACGCCTGCGTCTTGAAGTGCTGGTATGCACTGGGGCTCATCACGTATGCGGCTCCAGTCAAGTCCGCGCCGTCAGCGAGAACTTCCTTCTCCATCTCGACGGCCAAGCTGCCGGACGCAGCGGACGAGCCAGTGCCAGCAGAAACGTCGTTCACGTCGCCGTCAGCCATGATAACGGCGAAGCCGCGCTCATCCACTTTCTGCATCAGGCCCATACGCAGGTCGCGAGCAATCAAGGCATCGACAGCCGGGCCTCCCTGAGTGAGGAGTTGCTTGCTGTAGATGGTGTTGCACGCTGCGCGCTCCGGGGCCATCGTGACCTCGTCCAGCTCCAGGCCAGCGGAATCAACGTCAGAGACCTCGCCGGCAATGGATGGGTCAGACGCAACGCTGACACGCGGGAACTTCAGGTTGCCCTGGGCGTTGATGACCTGGATGCCAACCGTCTCAAGGATGGTCGGGGCACGCAGGGCCTCGATAGCTGCAGGCACGTCGGTCGAAACGAAACCGCTTCCGTCACCGCTGACGGCTTGGAAATTGTCCGCAGCACCGCCACGCAAAGCCAGGTTCGGGATACCGATGTGGCCGGACATCTGAAGACCGGTGTGGCGGTACTCGCGAGCAGCCTCTTGAGTCCACTCAGCTTCTGCGCCTTCGAGCTGGCGCTGATTGCGGATAGCGTTGACGGCGCGGCTCAGGGACCACTTGTAGTTCACAGAAGCGACGTCGTCCTTCTCGGAGCTGCTGGGGGCGGTGGCGTAGGCCACGCGCTTGACCATCTCTTGTTCGCGCTGTTTGTGCTTGATTTTAGCATCAATAGCGGTGATGTGGCCGTCCAAGGTGTCGGCGCGTTATTGCTCGGCTTCAGTCATTGCGCGGCCTTCCTCATCGGCGAGCTTTCCGATGGCAACGAACTCTTCGTAGTACGCTGCGCGTTGGCCTTTCAGGTCATTCAGGGTCATGTTCCTCAAATCTTTGTTCGGCAAGGTACGAACCTTTTCAGGCTCTTGTGTGGGTTGCGGGGCCGCTGCCGGGGCAGCCTCGCGAACTTGTTCTGTTTCGGGTTCAGGGGCTGGCTCAGTCAGCTGGGTGTACGCGCTGCGCGCCTCGATGGTCGTGGTCGGGTAGGCCGGGAACGACACCGCACTCACGTCGTACATCCTCTTGACCTTCGTGATAGTCCGCACGTTGCTCTCCTTGTCGTGGCTGTCCTCGGCAATGGTGAACGCGAAGCTCATTTGACTGATGTCGCCACGCTGTACGGCAGCGTACACGTCACGCGCGGTCTGCGTCTCGTTCAGTTCAGCACGCGTCCACAAGCCGTCCTCGCGAACTTCCATGCTCAGGGTGCCGTTCGTGGTGCGGGCCAGGGGCATTCCCTTATGATTCAGCAGGAAGCGCACATCATCAGCCATCACGTCGCCGAATGCGCCGGGCTGAATCTGTTCCTTGAAGAAGCCCAGGTCCGTGACCTCGTTGAAGCGGGCGGCGTAACCTTCCAGAATCATCTTGCCTTCGCTGGCCTCCTCTGCGCGCAACTCCATCACGCGTGTCTCTACGCTTTCTCCGTATGCAGTGCGCAGCTCTTGCTCTTGTTTCTCCATAACAAATCCGTTTGCCTCAAAGGTAACGCCTTCAGGCGCAGCCCTTTCGGCATTCATCTCGTCTACGCGGGCCTTGCTCCAACGTAGCGCAGCCTTGCCGCCCCACAACAGGTAGCTAATCGTTCCACAGGCTGACGAGTCACTGGGGTTGTAGTACACTTCAGCACGGCTCAGGTAGCTGTACATCCTCCTGACGCGTGCGTCGGACAATGTGCCACGAGTTGCCAGCAGCCTACCAGTCTCGCGACCGACAGCCGTTGCGCATTTACTCCCGTTCTTCTTGTTCAGCTCCCGCCCCCTCCGGGCGTTGCTCGTCATCGCTTGTGGGTACTGGCTGTACGGCATCTCCTGCGAGTTTCTCTGAGTACGCCTCAAACGAATCGAGGCTGATTTGATTGACTTGGACGAACCGGGTGTCGCCCCCGGGCACCGGGTTCATATCCTCTTTCGAACGGACCTCGTTGATGCTCATCACGCCGAGACGAATCATAGACTCGTAGAACTCCTTGCGTGCATCCATGTCGCCGCGATATAGCTGGTTGATGTCGATGCGGCTGTAGTGCTGTGGCCGTTCGCGCGCTTGCAGCAGCTTCGCGTCAATCTCACGTTCAATCTTCTTCACCCAGGGCGCAATCGTCAGGCGGCCGTATTGTAGGTTCTGCTGCTCGACGTTGTTGTACGTGGTCTGCGAATCAAGCTGGATGAGCGCCGGCGGAACGCCGAAGATGCGGGCAATCTCTTCAGCCTGGAACTTGCGCGTCTGTATGAACATCGCTTCGTCGGGCGTAATCGTGATGCGGTGGTACCGCAGGCCGTGCGGGACGAGGCGCGTGCTGGCTCCGCCCTGGGCTTGCCACGACTTCCGGACTGCATCCATCTGTTCGTTTCGCAGCGGCTGGTCCGTACTGAGGATGCCGGTCATCTGACCATCGCTGTACCACTGCGCGCCATAGCTCTGAGCAGCAGCAGCTAACCCCAGGTTCTCGCGATGCAGGCGGATAGGGCTCTTGCGCTGC